CGGTGCCGGAATCGAACTGGCGACAACATGATTACAAGTCAAGTGCTCTACCTACTGAGCTAACCGGGCTATACTAATGTATTCTCTACAAATTTTTCTAAACTACCACAAAGATTAATGAGAACAGCATCTCGTTCTCCAAACAAATATAACTTACCTTTTGTTTTTTTACTTCGTGCTCTTTTTATATAATATGGAAATTCCATCTTCCTGTCAAGAGCTAATACTATACGATTGCCCAAAGCTGAATTGGCTTCTATGTCCCACTCGTATGATTTAATATCTAACTGTTGAGTGAATAAATTATATCCGTGTTCGGTCAACCCCATGCCACCAGTGTCTTGTATATTTGTCCACCAAGTAGCTAATGCGATTTCTTCAGCAAAGGGTTTGTCAAGAGTAGCAAGTATTTGCTTAGTTAGATTTAGTTTTCTTTCCACTTTCAGGATATATTACTTTGCCCTTGTCGAGCAGTACAACAGAAAACTTGTCAGTTTGAAATTGTTCGTTAAGTTTTTTTGCTAGATTGATGGCATGTCCAGGGTTACTAAATGATACTTTCTTATATTTAGGACCTGGGTATTGAACAAGATAGTTACTTGTTTTTAGATTAATAGGGCGTTCTTCAAAATACACAGCCCATATTCCATCACTTGCTAATACTTGTTCTGTTTTATATGTTTCTTTATTGGTTATTTCAACCAACACTTGAGGTCTTGGACGACTCATAGTTTATTGTTACCTAATAGTTAACTGCTATTATTTATCCAATAAACTACGTAGTTTAAAAGGGATCGCCCTTTATTTTAACATCAATTACTTCATCTGTGGGTTTTGCTGACTGTTTAGTGTCTATAAGCAATTTTGTGATGTCTGTGTGTAATAATCTTGCTTCGTGTATTGACATAATAAAGTCTTTACTGTTAGTTACTTGTAGATCATTTAAACGATCTATAAAGCGTTTGATATGTTGCATTATGCTTTAACTTTAAGTAGATCTGACTGTGATTGATACGGACCTCTATGGTCATACCTTCCAATAGTAATTAACTTTGGACAAAACTCTTGTTTCCAGTTACGTCCTTTCTTAATTAAGAACCAACCAGCACAGTACCAACTTTTACTGTTGTCTTCTTTAGTATATATAGGAGCCTTATGACCGAGATCCCATACACCATTAAATGGTTCAGAATCTGTGGGATAACCGTGTACTTGATCTCGTTCAACGAATTTACGCTTAGGTGGATCCACAAATGTGATTTTCTTTCTGCCAATCTTAAGGTCGCTAACTGTATCTACTGTTCCTTGAGAACCGTGAAACGTAACTGAGTAACCTCTACCAACACTGTTAGCTGATATTTCTCCTATACGTTGTTTGTTTTCAATTAGAACCCAAAACTTATTTTTAACAATACCTTTTGCTGTTACTGCCATATTATTTCTCCTTTTCAAATACTACTCTAATGTTACCATTCATAGCTTCATCAAACTCAGTTTGAATGTAATCATCATATGCTAACACATTTGGTAGTGCTTGGTCAACCTGTTGTTTGATATATAATGATAACTGTTCAATTGTAACCTGATCACCTGGTTTGGTTACGTCTATCATTCTTTTAACGTTAAATGTAATAAAGCCTCTACCACCAGGTTTAATGATATTAGAAAAATTATTAAGTTGTTTAGTAATGTCAGTCAATGAAATAAAATGTAGAGAATTGATAGCCATGGCACAATCAAATCTGTCTGTGTTTTCAACACTATATCCATCATAGAAAAACGCAACTTCATCAACATTAGGATGATCAGCTGGATCTATACCATATATCTCAGGAATAAAATTTTTAAAAAAGTTTATACCACAACCTATGTCTGCTAATACTTTAGGATTCTTTTCCAATAACTTCTGTATATAAAAAAATGGAGCAACACGTAAAGTTAGTAGAGTCTCACGTGGTGTAAAATGTACCATACTATGGTTACATGGCGAATAACTTACGGTCATCCAAGTTGGTGTTTCAGCTAATAACTTTTTTCCAATTTCTGTTTTAGGAAAATCAATTTTAAACTGTTCTTCGTTGTAGTTATCCATTATCCTTTTTCTGGGTAGCTAGCATTCATCCACTCGGCCATTGTGTTTGCGTTATCGCTTAACTTTACTAAATCATACTTGCCACAAAACTTTAAGAACTTAGCACCTACCATAGGTACCTGTTTTGCTTTAGATCCTTCAGCAATAGTTTCTGCTATCTTAACTTTAATATCATCTGGTTGTTTTGTCAAGTCTACTAGAATACAATTACGTTCATAATCATCTAACACTCGATGTTCTTCTTCATTATGATCAACCCAACGCTGTAACATCATATTATTCCAGTTATATCCTTTTTTCTTCTTGTCTTCAAAAGCTTCAACTAATCCAACTTTGTTACGTGTACCTTTTTTACGTACACCTGGATAAGCAGAGAATACATTATCTGTAGCATCACCACGCATACATTTTTCAAACAGGATCCATTCGGGATCTGGTACTACCTTAGGTTCTTTTGTTTTCTTGTCTAGCACACGATTACCTTTTTTATCAAAGATACCTTCAAGTGTGTGTAGTTCATCTGTAATACCATTGTATTGTTTTACATTGTCAGACAACAGCTGATAAAAGTCTGTATCTGAGCTTACAATAATGTGTTCATCACCAGGATGACTCTGGATCCAACCAGCAATTAAATCATCTGCTTCAAGCTCTTTGTGCTGTAATGTTGTACAGTTTGTACCTTCTTTAATAAAAGTATTCATAGCATCAAAGCTTTCCCAGAATGCTTTATCTTCTTCTGCTTCTTTGTCAGTTAGTGCTTGTCTGGCCACAGTTCTATTCTTTTTGTAGGGCTCATAAAAGTCTTTACGCCATGAGCGTCCTTCTAAACAGAATATAACATGATCTGCTTTTTGATCTCTGTGTGCTTTGTTAATACTAGCTAATGTAACGTGTAGTGCGAAGCCTACTTTCTCCCAAGTGTCACTGGCTCTAAACGCTGAATGTCTAGCTCTAAAAAATGTGTTTGCTGTGTCTACTAGTAAATATCTCATAATATATATTATACTACTAAATCAATTTATGGTCAACGATATAACGTACCATAAGTTTACTCCATTCGCTATGTGCCTTTTCATCATAATGATAGCTGTCTTTTGATACTGTATTGTGACCAAGTGCTTGTAGTTGGTTGTGATATGTTTGAGATTTATCATAAGGACCAATATAACTTGCTCCCCAATCCTTTTGATCTTTGATGCTACTAAAATCTGTATTACCATTAAAGAATATGTGTGGTATATTTTTGTCACTTAGCTCATTATGGAAATTCCATATTTCTTTATGCCAACGACGAGTACATTCTTGCCAGTCAACGTTAGCTACAAATTCTTTATATTTTTTCTTATGACTGTCTGGTATATGATCAATACCTGATGCGTTAACTTGGAACCATTCTCCATCAATCTCCCACTCTTGTCGTTCCCAAGTTGACCATTGAATCACTACTAATATATCATCATTGCCGTCCCACTTCTCAATGAGGAATTGTCTGGTAGTACGTAGGATACGTTTATTTGAACTTGCACTCTCTGCTAATACGTGTGGTGTAGCTGATAACATCTTACCTAACTTTATACCCCAACTCGCTTTTAGATTATCAGGGTGTGGCTGTCGGCCCATATGATAGTAGTTCTCATCATCATAGGCAAAGCTGTGTTGATTAACTGCTTCGGCACCTGCTGTGTGGCTATCTCCGTTGACTACTAGTAACATTAATACTTTTGTTTGTCTGCTATAACACCACGTACACCACCTCTAGGATCTATACAATCGCCGTCTGTACGTGGAATCATATGTACATGAGGATACATTACTGTTTGTCCTGCTGACTCGCCTACGTTTTGACCTATATTAAAACCAGTGCAATAACCTTTTTGATATAGATCTAATCCCCAATCATATGCTTCTTCAAAGCAGGCTTTTCTGTGCTTTGGATCGTCTTGTTTAGGAACAAATAGCAAGTGTCCTTTAGTTACAGGATACTTGTCTTCAAATACTAAAAATAATGGATGGTCCATTATTGGTGTTGATTCAAACCAAGGAGTGTCTTCTAACCTCATATCTTTTTATTAATCCATCTGATGATTGCGTAAACAACGAGACCAAGTATGATATACATGATTCCGTCAAACCAAGAAATGTCGTTTAATAAATCTGCTGTAATAAATGATAAGTCCATTTGTTAATCTCCTATTAAGTAATATTAGTATATATGCTTATGATACTTCTGACTTACCGTCACCTAGGTTACGCTTGTTAACCTTTACTCCTTGAGTCGTAGGATTCATTGCTTGTTCTTGTTGATACGTTTCTAATACTACATTACGACACACGTTCTGGAACCATTGATCAACTAAATCTTGATCTTCTTTTCCTTGATAGCCTGCCTTTAGTAACCTAGCAATAAAGATATCATTCCAATCTAGTTCAAAAGCACCTTCATTTAAGTTTTCTGGATCAACGTCCATACTTAATATATTAATGTAAGGTTCTTTATTCTTAGTTGCTAACTCTTTTTCACTGATTTGTTTCTTCTTAGAAGTTTTCTTAGGCTGTTCTTTCCTACCTAACATGCTTTTAAGTTTATCTGTTATTCCCATCCTATTTTCTCCCAGGGTACGTTTTTATTACCAAAGTGTCCGTAAACACAATTCTCACTATAGTTAGTATACTTGAATAAATCAAATCTGTCAATGATTCCTAATGGTGTTAAATCAACATTAGATCTAATAAATTTTTCTATAGAACGATTATGCCCATTTGATTCTACGTATATTGATGTAGGTTCTTTAACACCAATAGCATAACTTAACTGTATTTGACACCAGTCAGCCATTTCACTAGCTACTACATTTTTTGCTAGCCAACGAGCCATATAGGCCGCAGAACGATCTACTTTTGTTGGATCCTTACCGCTAAAAGCACCGCCTCCGTGTGGTGCCCAACCGCCAT